GACTGGTCCGAACGTGCGCCCGCCGTCACGCGATACCGTCAGCACCACTTGAGGGTCGTAACCCGGCTGTCCCGATGCAACATCCAGCCCGACTCCCACCTGTGCGTCAAGCTGAAACAGGGAGTAGAAATTGCGCTTCAGTTCGTTGCTGATGTGTGGGGCTACTCGGATACGCTTAATTGCCGCCCCGTTGTCGGTGTATACGTCCAGGTCCATTACGTACAGGTTGCCGTTTGCGTAGTCGCCTACGATGTTTTTCCCAAACGCGGCAGCGAACGTCCGTGCCCTATGACGCGACAGCGCCCCGTTGTTTAGGTATGCCCGCTCGTGCCATTGGCCGTTTGACAGGTCATAGCACCATGTCTTATCCGCAGTGGGGAACGTGATCATGTAGAACGTGTGGCCCGAATCCTGATACGAGAACGCAGTGGCGTCCGATACGGCAGCATAGTTTGCCATCGCGTACTCCAGCGCGAAGTTGGAAATACGCTGGGGCTGGTATCCGTTCGTCCGAATAACCTGTGGTCCGCCCGAGGCGTCCTGTGTTAGCCCAATAATGCCGTTATCCGCCTGTACCCAGCTATAAGCCGCCGCGCTTCCCTTCTCGACAAATCCGCCCGCAGTACGGGTAAACGGGAATAACGGGTCGCCTGAGTCGTAATAAACCTCAGTGTGAGTGTCGCAGATGAACCATATTTCTCGATAGTTGGCGATCACCGACTGAATAAGCCCCGCCGCGCCCTCTACCTTGCCGAAGTCAAGCGGGTCCCACGCTAGACCGTCGTTTAGCCCGGAAATGAAAAACGTATTAGAGAACTGGTGAGCACAGATGAAGTAGCCATCCACCGAAACGACGAAGTTAGAACCCAGGAATCCAGACGCGGTGATCTGAGTAAATACACCGCTGGTCATGTTGAAAATGTAACCCTGTCCAGCAGATATGATGCAGATTTCAGTTACACCGTTTACGGCCATCGATACAAGCGCCGCATCCACAGCCACGGTTCCGCGTGCCTGCGTTGTGCCGCCCGCGAATAGCTCGTAAAACGTGTCGCCAGCCACGAAAAAGAACCGCCCCAGGACGGAGATAGATCCGCGCTGCGGAGTCTGCGCTACCGTGGCGAATAGCTGTAAACCGGGGGTTCCCAGGAGGATCTGGTTATTCTTGCCGTTGCCAGATTCGATGGCCTCGTTAAACAGGTTAACCGTCCGCTCCACGTCCTCTGTGGGCGATATGGCCTGGTAGCTGGGACCACAAAATGCGTTAAACTGTCCCACTTACCCGCGCCCCGCGTTATTGTCGCTGTAGAACCTCGCCATACAGTTTTGGAATGATGCCCCGCCCGCGTCAAGTCTCAGGATTGGAGTGTTATTTACTTCTAGCTGGTACTTGCTCTCGGCAGCCACGCGCTGAACCGTTGGTGATGCCTCGATACCGAACGTAGGGGCCCACTGCGCAGCCAGGTTGTATCTGACGCACTTTAGGTATCCCGGCTGCATGACAAAATCCGTTGTCAGGTCGGCCAACTGTGTCAGCGGTTGCCACATATACAGCGCAATCTGGGTTGCTCCACCATTAGGTATGGGCCAGAACGTAAAGTTGTTCAGCGGGTACGAGCCGTCTACATAAACCAGTGTGGGCCAATCGGAAGCGCCCGTCAGAAGCTTGAGGGAAACCTCGGACCACTGCATGAAGTCGTAAACATCAATCGGTATTTCGAGTGGAGACGATTCCGGCTGATTGATAATCACACCGCATCGCTCCAGCTTTTGTGGCCAGGAATTGATACTTAGGGAAGAAAATTGACATAAAGAAAAGAGAGCGACAGCGTTTCCCACTGCCGCTCTACCTATTTTACCACAAATCTAGGTGGCTAAGATAGCCACCATTTATTAGCTCTGAATCCGGACAGCTTCTTCCGGGCGAACCGCCAGCCAGCCGTACAGGATATCGATACGGCAAGGAAAGGCGTCATTCATGATGTCGGCTTGACGCCACACACGAATAGAGAGGCCAAGCTGGTCATCATGGGCCACTGCGCCCCATGCGCCAAACTGCGAAGGATCGGTCAGGTCAGCAGACGCGATGGTGAAAGCGTCGGGGTGGAAGGCCAAGCCCTGTGGCGTAACCGTGCCAGCCGCGCCAACCACGGTGATAGGCGCGCCGTTGGCGGGAGAGTTGCTAACGTTCTGCGCCGCGCCAGTCGCAACGATCGCGGGAGAGATCGGAATGGTTGCGTTTCCGGACCCGTCGCTCGATACATCGGCGGTCACAACGAACTGTTGCGGGCTGGTCTGCACGGCTTTAGACATGGGGTTAACCATATACACGCCAGCGATGGTGAAGATATCGCCCTTATTCAGACGGGCGGCAGCGGAGGCTGTCCAGCCGTCGGTTACCAGCGAAGCTCCGGTCTGCGAAGCGCCGTTTACGAGCGGCGTTCCGCCCAGCGGTCCAACGGTGTGGGTGGCGACGTTCTGGTCCATCGAGAACTTGAAGCCAAGCGCCTGGCCCATCGTGCCGGTTTCATACTGCTTGGACACGAGAGTCGTGGGGTTAAAGAGTCCCTGGAGGGCAGGAACGATTGTTGCCTGCATGTCGGGCGAGATCACGGCGGCGCGATCAGACTTCGGAGCCGCGTTCTTATCGAGCAACGCGCCCGCGTTCAGGTAGGTTGCTGAGCTATTCGGCACAGTTCCGGGAGTACCAACACTGTTGTAAACCGAGTTAATCAGCGCCAGGCCGTCGGCGTCAACCGCGTTGGCGAGGGCCGAAAGCTGGGGTTTCAGAACCTGATCGCTATAGCTGTTGATGTCCAGCGTCAATTCCTGCGAAGTGAACGAAACGTCAATGTGCTTCTGCGTGTTGAGCGTCAGGGTCGTTTGTGTCTCGACAAAGTTCTGAGCGCTGAACGACTGGCCGGACTGCACGAGGTACTGAGCCGGTTTACGGATCTGGAAGGTAGAGCCTATCTTCGCGCCATTGCGGGCGAATTGGCTGGAATATTTGCGAGATACCTGCTTGGTGAAGGTGAGGTTATTTTCGAGGACCATCAGGGCCTCGACCGCAATCATTTGCGGAGTGAGAATTGTGTTAGACATTATAATTACCTAAATTTTGCTGTGTAAGATTTACAGTTTGCCCGCTTCACGCAAAGCCCTGTATTGCGACAGTGGCATCTTGCCAATATCACCAATACTTGCCTGCGCTCGTCCGCCCAGCGGCTTGGGGGGCGGTGGTGCCTTCGCGACTACCTTTTTAGGCGTCGTTTTGGCCTCTAATGCGGCCTCTAGCTTGCCAATTTCAACGGCTTGACGTGCTGGCGAAAGCCCGCTAATCCGCTTAATTTCGGCTGTGTTTTGGCCCAGATGATACGCTATTTCAGCACCGAGTTCCGAATCCAGCATTGCGTCCACCATCGCCACGGTTGGCTGCACGCTGTTTTCTAGTACTACCTCGTCAAAGTCAGAATACTTAGACTGCGCGGCCTCGATACGCTCCTTAAACGTCTTGGCGCGTTGTCCCGCTTCCTTCTTTGCCGATTCTTCCGCCCGCTTAGTTTCTGCCTGCTTTTCTCGCTGGTCTAATTTCCAATCAGTCAACGCTTCCTGGAAATCCTCTAAGCTATCGAAGTTTTCTAGCTTTGGCTTGTCAGACCCAGTCGACTTGGCTACTTCGGTCTTCGCCTCGACTGGCTTTTCGGCAAGTTTCGCCTCTAAGTCCTTGATCTTCGATGTAAGCTGGTCGAATCGTTTTTGTAAACGATCACCTTTTTTCGGCTTCTCTTCTGATACAGCTTCAGCCGATTCCTGCTGCTCCTCGGTTTCCGATTCCGTGGATTCTTCGGTAACTTCTGACGTTTCCGTCTCGGCTGCTACCTGCTTCTCTTCCACAGCAGATTCAGGGGCGGCAACGGTTTCCCGCTTCGCTCTGTACTCTGCCAGGTTGACACTATCACTCATTTGGGTTTACGCTCTCCTGCGATGTTTGCGCGGGGTTTGACGGTCCCGCTCCCGTATCTTGTG